CGAGGCCCTCGACTGTGCCGTGTATGCACGCGCCGCGGCCGTCATCAGCGGTATTGCGCTGTGGACCGAGCGCGACTGGGTCGCCGCGGAGAAGTCGCTCGGCCTTCCTCTGCGCGCAGGGGAGACGCCGCCGCCAACGGGCGAGCAGGCGCCGAAGAAGACCCCGCCGCCGGCTCCCAAGAAGAGGTCCAAGAAGAAGAAGCGGAAGCGGGACGACCATTGGGCGCGGCGCCGAGCGGAAAGGCGTCGCTGAATCCGTCCCCCGGCCCAGCATGGGGCGGTGGCTCGTGCAGTCGAGATAGTCCAGGCCGACATTGATGCCCTGGTCGCCGCCAAGGCGACCGGGGCGCTTAGCGTGGAGTACGAAGGCCGAAAGGTGCAGTACCGGTCGCTCGCGGAGTTGAACGCGACCCTCGCAGACCTCGATGATGAGCTCACCGAGGCCCAGGGCAACAAGCCCGCGCGGGGCCGGCGCAAGCTGGCATCGGTCCGGAGCGGCTACTGATGGACATCATCGCAGCCATCTCGCCGGGTTGGGCGGCGAACCGTGCGGCCGAGCGCGTGCGTCTCGAGCGCCTCCGCGCGGAGATCCGTTCGACGCCGAAGCGTTCGAGGCGGTCTCGACGCCGACGGCCGCGTGAGCGCGACTATGACGGCGCGAGCAAGGGCCGCCGCTTCAGTGGCTGGATCACCGGCAACGACAAGCCCACCGATGACGCGCGGCAGCTAGCGATACTGCGCCGCCGCGCCCGCCACATGGCGCGCAACAACCCCCACGCGGCCCAGGCGCTCGAGGCGATCGTCTCCAACACGGTCGGCATCGGGATTCAGGCGCAGATCACGGGCGCCAAGCGCGCTCAGGTGCTCTGGAAGCGCTGGGCTCACACGACCGAATGCGACGCCGATGGCGTTCACGACCTCTTTGGTCTGCAAGCGCTTGTGATGAGAGCGGTGGCGGAGTCGGGCGAGGTCTTCGTTCGCGCCCGCCGTCGCAAGGTGAGCGAGGGCTTCTCGGTTCCGCTCCAGCTGCAGGTGCTCGAGGCCGAGTTCCTCGACGTGAGCAAGCACGGCAAGCGGGGCGGGAACGATATTGTCGGGGGCATCGAGTACGACGCTCGCGGCCGGCGCGTGGCGTACTACTTCCACACGGAGCATCCGAGCAGCCAGCTCGTATCCGCGTCTCAGCGGACCGTCCGGGTCGACGCGGCGAACGTTGCCCACGTGTACCGACGAACCCGGCCGGGGCAGGCGCGCGGGGCGTCGTGGTTGGCGCCCGTTCTCACGCGTCTGAAGAACCTCGACCTGTTCGAGGATGCGACGATCGACAAGCAGAAGATCGCCGCGTGCGTGGCCGCCTTCGTCACAGACGACGGCGAGGGCGCGACGGTTCCGCGGCCCCCGGATGACCCCGCCGGAGACGAGCTCACGGAAGACGAGCTCGCCGAGCGCCTCGAGTACCTGGAGCCCGGGGTCATCGAGTACTTGCCTCCGGGCAAGACCATCACGTTCTCGAACCCGCCGTCGTCTACCGACTACGCCGAGTTCGTGGCGGCAAACCTCCGCGCCATCGCTGCGGGGCTCGGGATGCCCTATGAGGTGCTGTCCAACGACTTGCGCAAGACCTCCTTCTCGAGCGCTCGTATCGGCTGGCTGGAGTTCGACCGGCGCATCCAGAGCTGGCGGCGGCAGATCATCATCCCGATGTTCTGCACCCGCGTCTTCAACTGGTGGGCGCTCGCTGTCGGGCTTCAGTACGGGCTGCAGAATCTCTCTGTTGAGTGGACTTCCCCGCATCGCGAGATGCTGAACCCGCGCGAAGAGGTGACCGCGATGCTCAAGCGCGTCCGCGGTGGGCTGCTGCCGATGCCGGAGGCGCTGCGCCAGTCCGGGCAGGACCCGGACGCGGTCGTCGCGGCCATCCGCGAGTGGAACGAGAAGATCGACGAAGCCGGGCTGGTCCTGGATTCCGACCCGCGGCGCACGAGCCAAGGGGGGCAGGGCCAACAGGACCCCGCCGACGACGAGGAAGAAAAAAATGAAGCCGAAGCCGAAGACGAAGTCGACGACGACCTCGCAGACGCCGCCGAATAGCGAGAACCGCCAGGGCACCCAACCCTTGATGCTGCGCGCCGCCGTCCAGCCGAAGACGGTCAACGCGGAGGAGCGCACGGTTGAGGTGTGTTTCACGTCCGGCGCTGACGTCTTGCGCTACGACTGGAGCCGCGATCAGTGGTACATCCAGCGGCTTCGCGTCGACAGCAAGAGCGTCGATCTGACCCGGCTCAAGAGCGGCGCGCCCCTCCTGAACAGCCACTCGCAGTGGAGCTTGGAGTCGGTGCTCGGTGTCGTTGAGGACGCCTGGATCGCTGAAGCGCACGGGTACGCCCGCCTGAAGTTCAACGCCCGCACCGAGTTCTGGCAGGACGTCGCTGACGGGATCCTCCGGAATATCAGCGTCGGATTCCACATCGAGCGCAACCAGGAGCTCGACGAGCGCGTCGACGGGTACCCCGTCCGAGAAGCGACGCGGTGGAACCCGGTTGAGCTTAGCTTGGTGCCGATACCCGCGGACCCGGCGGCACAAGTCCGAAGCGATGGTCCAATCCCACCCGAAGAGGAACTCATGGCGACGCCAAAGAAGAAGAACACCGAAGCCGACAGCGAAGAGACGCGGTCGACTCCGTCGAACCCCAGCGCCGACGCGCCCGTGGTCGACATCGAGGCGGTACGTGCGAAGGCCGCCGCCGAGGCACGAGCCGAAGGTGCCGCCGCCGAGCGTCAGCGGGCGAGCGATATTCATACCGCGGTGCGAAAGGCGGGTCTCCCGGCCAGCTTCGGCGCCGAGCTCGTCGACGAGGGCGTTTCCGCGGACGATGCTCGCGTGCGTGTGCTCGACCGTCTCGCCGACGACGACGACGCGGCCCCAACCCGCCAGGTGGGCGTGGGCAACGAGTCGCGCACGGGTGACTTCCAGCGCAGCGCCGTCGAGGGGTTGATCTATCGCGGTGGCGGTGCGCGCCCGGAGAGCGCGGAGTCTCGGGCGTTCGGGGCGCAAAGCCTCGTCTCCATGGCCCGCACGCTCTTGGCGATGGGCGGCATCGACACGCGGATGATGGGCGACATCGATATCGCCAAGCGCGCGATGCTTACCGCCGACTTCTCGGCGATCATCGCCACCGTGGCGGCCCGGAGTCTTCGGGCCGGCTATGAGCGCGAGGAGATGACCTTCGAGCCGTTCATGCGCCGGGTGACCGTCGCGAACTTCCGAAGCATCGAACGCGCCAAGCTGTCGGATGCGCCCGCTCTCGCGAAGGTCGCTGAGGGAGACGACTACACCACCGGGACGCTCAGCGACGACAAGGAGACGTACGTCGTCGAGAAGTACGGCAAGCTCCTGCCGTTCACGATGGAGGCTCTCGTCAACGACGACCTCGACGCGCTGACGCGCGTCCCGTCGATGATGGGCAACCAGGCGGCCAGCACCGTCCTCGACGTCGCGTGGAACACCCTTCTCACCAACCCGAACCTCGCGGACGGGAACGCGCTGTTTCACGCGTCCCGCAACAACACCGTCACCACGGTGCTGGATGCTGCGGGGCTCCAGGCGGGGCGGAAGTACTTCCGGACTCGACAGACCGAGAAGGGCCGCGCGATGAACCTTCCGGCGCGCTTCCTCATCGTGGGCCCCGAGCAGGAGAGCAATGCCGAGAAGCTGATCACCGATCAGCGCGGACTCATCCTCGCTGACCGCGACGACATGGTCGCCCAGCGCTTCCGTGACAGCCTGACGCTCATCGTCGAGTCGCGAATCACCGACCTGCGTTGGTTCCTGTCCACGACGCCGGACAAGATCGACACCTGCGAGGTCGCCTTCATCGCCGGTCGCGAGGGGCCGGAACTCGAGCAGGACGAGACCTTCGTCAACGACGACCTCACGTACAAGGTGCGCCAGATCGTGGGCGCCGCCCCGATTGACGGGAGGGGTCTCTACCACTCCACCGGCGTCGCCAGCTAGTGCCCTGGGGCCGCCACCTCGCCGGGTTTGGCCGGGCGCTGGTGGGTACCCTGGGCGAGACGATCCAGCTTTCTGGGGGTGGCTCGGCGACCGTTCAGGGTATCTACAAGCGTCCGTTCGAGCTCGACGAGGCGAGCGGCTCCATCATGAGGGGAGCGACGCACACCGTGTCGCTCCGCAACGCTGACGTGCCGGGCTGGCTGCAACGAGGGTCGACGATGATCGTGTCGTCCCGCACCCCGGCCGTCGAGCTCGTGGTTCAGGACCTGGTGCCGGACGGGCAGGAGATGACCGAGGTCCGGTGTCACGTGGGGGTAGCGCCGTGATCGAGGTCCTCATCGACGAGCCGGACATGAAGCGGCTACTCCAAGACACCGAGCTCACCGAGCGCAAGGTCAACACCGTGCTCCGAATGGCTGCGCGTCGGGCTTCGAAGTGGGCGGCCACGCGCGCCCGCCGCTCGCTGCGCGACTCGTCGGGGCTACCGAACAAGGCGATCAAGGAACGCCTCGGTCGCTCTCGCACGAAAGAGCCGGGCGTCTGGATCGGGCTCAACCCGGTCAGCGTCGGCAAGCTGAACCCGCGTGCGAACCGGGGCGGCGGCGTGCGTGCCGGCGGCCGAACCTACCCGCGCGCATTCGTAACGGGGCGCCGCGGTGGTCCGGTGGTCCTACGGCGTCAGAACGGCAGGGTCGAGAAGGTGGGTGTGCCCATCCATCGACGGGGCCAGCAGGCGCTCGCCGAGCTGCACGGGGACGCCGCGGACTACTTCGAACGGGAGTTCGCGCGACTCCTGAAGGTGAAGCTCGGTGCCTAGCTACACGATCAAGCAATGGCGCGCCGCCGTGGTAGCGACCGTAGAGGCGTGGGAAGAGGTCGGCGCGGCTCGGTCGATGCAGCGTCTCGACGCGTCGGGCCTGCCGCGTGTGGTCGCGCTCCTGGACGTCGATGAGTCGGTGCGCCTCGAGGAGCACGGCGACGAGGCGTACATGGCCGAGGTCTCCGCGGAGCTGGTGATCATGGTCCGGAAGGACGAAGACACGGCCCGTCAAGACGCGTTCGACCTCGCACACGCCCTCGCGCCTCGGGTGCACTGGAACTCGTGGGGCCTCGAGCTCATGGGGGCGCAGCAGCAAGACGTCGCGCGCATCCGGAACGAGCTGTACGGCAACGCCTGGGAGCAGGCCGCGATCACGTTCACGCAGCGCGTGCGCTTCTCGTCCGTGGCGACCCCGGCTGTCCTGCCGGAGCGCGACACCTACGCGCGCGCCACGCTGGGGGCTGAGAGCCCTGCCGCGGGAGAGCCGAGCGACTACGACCTGCTGCACAAGACTTCGCCGGAGGAGGACGACTAGTGGATATCGACGACCTCGAAGATCTCGCGGATGTGCTCGTCGCCATCATGGACCGCCTCACGGACCTCGAGCGGCGTCGTGACCGTGACGGGATGGGTCACGTCCATGCCGTCGACCTCGATGCGGGGACCGTCGTGATCGCGTTCCCGGGCGAGGAAGAAGACGCTCCCGAGTTGTCGCCGGCGGTTCGGTTCGCGGCGCTCGGTAAGACGGTCTGGAGCCCGCCGACGATGGGTGAGCAGTGCGCGCTGCTCCACGTGGGCGACGAGCCCATCGCGCTGGTGGGGTTCTCTGACACGGTGGGGAGTCCAGGGAACCGCGACGTCATCACGGGCGCGCTGGACTACGACCGGGAGGCTGACGATCTGGCGCTGGCAGGGGGAAGCAACGGAAGGATCGCGATGTCGGAGCTCGTGAGAACCGCCCTCACAGACCTGAAGAGCGCAATCGGTGCGGCGGCGGTATCCGCCGGCGCGCCGGATTCCGGCGCAGCGTTCAAGGCGAACCTGATCGCCGAGCTCGCCGACTGGCCTGGTGATCTGGCTAGCGAGAAGGTGAGCGCGACCTGATGGGCGTACATCGCGACACCGGTAAGTGGGTCGAGGGCCTCGATGAGCTCAGCCAGTCCGCCGGCGAGGTCATCAGCACGCCCTTGCGGACCCGTCCGTTCGAGCCGGAGTACGGCACGGATCTCGCTCCGCTGGTCGACCTGCCGATCAATCGCACCGGGCGCGCCAGGTTCGCCGCGGCGACGATCGACGCGCTCGGGCGATGGGAGACCCGGGTCGACCCGACAAAGGCCACGATCACGGCCGACGCCGATGGTGAAGTGCTCATCGATGTGGCGTTGAGCACTCAGGTCGGCGACACGCACGCGGCCACTGTGGTCGCGGACGATGGACCCGCAGCCATGAACCTCAACCCTGCGGGTCTGTTCGTCGGCGGTGACTACAGCGCCGACGACGAGACCTGGGTGCCGACGCTCGGTGCTGGCGTGCTCGGCGCGCCCTCGTTGGTTCCCTCAGGGTCAGATGGCTACCCGCTGTTCGACGATGCCGGTGAAAGCCTCGAGAGTGGTGTCCTCTCGATCAGCACCGAGGCCGACTGGACAGTCGCGGTCATGGTTGTGCCGTTTGCGGGCGGGAGTGGACCGTTGGTGGGCGTCTGCGAGGACGGTGAGGCCGAACCATGGGCGGAGCTTCGAGATCTGTCCGACGTGAGGCTGAGGGCGTACGCAAGCGGGCTGCCCGTCGTTGACGAGGCGGTTGGCACCGTCGCCGCCCTTGAGCTCGGCGTGCTCTGGCTCTGGCTGGACGGACAGCGGATCGGCGCGTCGCTCGACGGAGAGGGGGCCGCGTACCTGCCGACGTCTCCGTTGGCCGCCGACCCGAGCCGCATCGTCCTAGGCGGCAGCTCCGCACCGTTCATTGCGTCGCACCTCTCGCACTGGCCCCGCGCGCTTACGCGCCGCGAGCGCCTGGGGGTCAGCGCACACTGGAAGCGGCAGGCATGACCGACATTCTCGACCTATCCGGGCTCCCGGTGCCCGACGCTGTGGAGCAACTCGATATGGAGGCGCTTCGAGAGGAGATCCTCGACGATCTCGCGCTCGAAGACCCGCGGCTCTCGCAACTCGTTCCCGCCGATCCCGGCTACGCCATCGTCACGATGATGGCCACTCGTGAGGTGATGTGGCGCGCTCGGGCGAACGACGACGTCCGTGCCGGGCTCGCGTCCACCTCGTGGGGGACGAACCTCGAGCACCACGCCGCCATGGAGGACGTCGGGGAGCGCGAGGAAGGCGAGAGCGACGAGGAGTACCGTGCCCGCATCTTCGAGGGCGCGCGCGCACGCGGCGCGGGGGTCAAAGAGGCCTATGAAAAGGTGGCCATCACCGCGGATGACCGAATCGCATCGGTTCTCGCGACATCTCCTTCGTCCGCGGTCGTCGAGATCGACTGGATCCCCAAGCCTGATGTGGACCCGGGGGACTACGCCGAGATCCAAGCGGCCATCTCCGACCTCGTGACCAGCGAGTCGGGGCGCATGATCGGGGATCTGGCGAGCGCGTCCCGGTCGATACCGTCCGTCTTCGACGTCGTGGCCACCCTCCATCTGCACCCTGACCAAGACCCCGGAACGGCGTCGTCAGCGGCAACGGAGGCGGTTCAGGCCTACGCTGCCGCCGAGCGGAAGTCGCGGCGCCCGCTCCCGCTCATCGCGTCGAAGCTCGCCGTGCCGGGTGTCGTCAAGGTGGACCTCGTCTCGCCGGCCGCGCTCGACGAGTTCGCGGACGCGCAATTTCACGAGCTCGGCGATATCACGATCACGACGGTGAAGGCGGCGTGGCTCTAGTACGCGAAGGCGCCGGCGCGTTCGAGCGCGCGATGGACAAGGTGGCCGAGCGCCGCTTCGCTGCGATCGATGCGCAGGTTATGCGTGTGCTGGACCCGGCGACATGTCCGCTGCCGCTGCTACCGTGGCTGGCGCGTCACTACGGGCTGCTGAACTTCTCGTCGGAGTGGCCGGAGTCGACCCAGCGGGCGTCTGTCGCGGACGCCCGCAAGGTGCTGCGGCGCCGCGGGATGCCGATCTCGGCGCGGCTGGCGGTCGAGAGCTACGGCGCCGGCATCGAGATCTTTGAGTGGTGGCAGGACCCGGGCGCGACGCCGGGCACCTGGCGTGTGGTGCTCGGCGAGGGATCCGATCCCGGAATCGACCCGATCGCCCAGGACGAAGTGCTCGAAGCGCTTCGCAGGATCAAGCCGCTCGCTCGCCCGTTCATCATCAGCGTGCCGGCGGAGGCTGAGGAGACCGTGCGTGTCGACGTGCGTGTCCGCGCGATGCAGGCGGTGACGCTCTCGGTGACGGCGGAGGACGGCGCCCCCGGCGGCGGCGCCGTCACGCTGCTCGACTGGGGGTCGGATCTCACCTTCGCGCGAGCGTCGGCCGCTACCTACTGGGACGGGACTGAGGTCACAGAGTACGCGGCAGACGACGCGCGGATTTTGTCCGGCGGCGAGCTGTATGTGGAGGGGTCGCGCGAGAACGCCAAGCGAGATTACGCGGGGCAGTACAACCCGATCGGCGGTGTCTTCACGGCTGATGTTGGCGACGGCCTCATCGCCGGCGACGGCGACGCGGATGAGCTGGACGGCGATGGCGCGAACAATCCGCAAATCCAGACGCTCGCGCCGGACTGGCCAAGCTATGCGCCGAGCAGCGCCGGATCGCTCTCCCTCTGGTTCCGCAGGACATCGGGAGACACGTCCGATGTCCGCCTACGTCTACGGAACAAGGCCGGGGCATTTGTGAATCTCGACCTGCCGCCGCCCTCATCCTGGACGCGCCTCGTCCACTCAATCGCGGATCTAGGGGCCGGCTCGTCGTCGCAGTTCCACTCCGTTTTGTTTGCGGGGACTGGCCGCACGATCGTGGGTGAGTTTTGGGGATATCAGATCGAAAACGCGGCGTTTGCGTCTCAACTGATCCTGTCGGCGGGGAGCGCCACAACGCGCGCGGTAGATGACGCCAGCGTCGCGAGCGCCAGCGTTCCGGCCGCCATGCGCTCCGGGTCTTTTGAGATCGTGGTCACTCCGCGCCGCGCGAGCACGGAGGCGGCGGACACGGCGACGGAGACCCTGCTCGCCTACGGCGCCGGGACGGATGACCGGATCTATATCAGCGGATCGAACGAGATCGTCGTTCGCCAAGGAGGCGCCAACGCGGTGACCACCGGCGCACTCACGTGGTCGGCCGACCAGGCGATCACGTTGACGTTCGACGCGTCCGCCGGATCGGTGACCGTAGCGGGCGCCACAACGGGCGACGGCACGACGACGGACACAAGCTGGACGATGCCCGCGGGCGACGTCCAGGTGGGCAATGATGCGGCGCTCAGCACTGCCTTCTTCGGCGCGCTCTCGGAACCGGTGGCACCGTGATCGTCGTCCTCTATCGCAACAAGGCCCTCCGCGAGCTTCGCGGGGACAGCCGGCAGCTCGCGACGCGCCTCAAGCATGCGTGGCCGCGGCCGGTGGATGAGTTCGGCGACCCGATTCCGGGCGCCATAGCGCTGCGGGCGACGCTCGCGGGCCACGCCTTCCCCACGCTGAGCGAAGAGCACGCCACAATCGCTGACGTGCCTGACGAGGGCTGACGACTATGGATCCAGCACTACTAGACCCGATCGTGCAGGCGCTGACGAGGACTGAACCATGCCGACCCTGAACGCCACCATCACCACGATCGGCCGCGCCGCGCTGAGCACCAACACGTTCGCGCCGGTCAACATCGCCGTCGGATCCGGTGTGCTCGCGGCCGACGCGTCCACCAACGCGCTCACCAACCAGGTGAAGACGCGCCCCGCCAATATTCAGGCCCGCCAGGACGGCGACGACGTGTCGCTCCACGTCGTGGCCCTAGATGACACCAGCGACGTCTACGACGTGCGCGAGTTCGCACTGGTGGACGCTGGGGGCGACTTCCTCGCGGTGTACGGTGGCTCGGATGTAGTCGTCGCGAAGGCAGCGGGCTCAGTCCTTCACCTGGCGCTCGACCTGGTGCTCGTCGACGCAGACGTCGGCAGCATCGTGATCGGCGACACCAACTACCTGATGCCGGACGCGACCGAGGAACTCCCCGGGAAGGTGGAACTCGCCACCAACGCGGAGGCCCAGGCCGGCGTCGACACCGAGCGCGCCGTCACACCTCGAGGTGTCGCCGCGTATGCGGGCGCTGGGCTCGACAAGATCTGCGCGGCCAACTGGCTCTACCAGGAGGGGCTCAGCTCGACGACCACCAACGACGTCCGCGCCATCGTGCGAGGGCTGGGTCTTTGGGTTGCGGTAGGCGAGGGCGGTCTCATCGAGACGAGCCCGGACGGGATCAACTGGTCCGCCGCGTCTCCGGATGGGTCGTACACCGGCCACTTTCGAGCGATCTTCTTCAACCCCGACGCCCCGCTGTTTGTAGCGGTCGGCTCGGGCTCGGAGATTCAGACCAGCCCGGACGGGGTCAACTGGACCTCGCGCCAAACTGGCGGAACGGACGTGCTCTACGGGGTCACCTGGGACGGGCCGGATGCGTCGGCCCTCTACACGGTGGTCGGTGAGACTTCTGGGGGAGCCGGTTACATCAAGACCAGCCCGGACGGCATCACATGGACAGCGCGCACGATCCCCGCGGGCAACGATCCGCAGGGGTACCGCGCCGTGTGTGCGGCGAACGGCGTTGTGGTCGCGGTGGGGATGGAGTCGGCGAGCGCGGGCGGCTCGGAGGACCATCCCGTGATCCACTACTCGAGCGACCATGGCGTCAGTTGGACGGCGGTGGTGTGGGGCGTCGACAGACCTTTCGCGGTGGGCGGCCGCGATGCGTACGCCGTCGCTTGGGACGATGAGCGCGAACGGTTCGTGGTGACGGGTCGCTACGGCTTCGTGGGCGTCTCGGACGATGGCATCACGTGGGCTTCGGCGAGGGATGCGGATTTCAGCGAGTATCCCTCTGATCCGGCCTTCGCGGTGCTGCCGGTGGGCGAGATCACCGTCGTGATGGGCGGCCAGCTCATCACGACGACGGGCAACGGCGACTCGCCCTACATCCTGATCGGCACCGACGGCGCGGCGTGGTCCTTCGTGCCCGCGCTGCCGACCGAAAAGGCCATTCTGTGCGCCTACTATGCGGATGGCCTGATCCTCGCGGGCCTCGATGGGGGCGGTATTCTGCGTTCGCAGGTGTTCGGCCACCGTCTCTAGCGGATAGGGGTCGCCGCCTCGGCGGCCCCCCGTACCGTCTCAGCCATGGGTAACCACGGCATCCGTCACGAGCAGAGCGGCCTTGAGGGCGCGCGCCCCGTTTCTCTCCCCGGTGACACGGTCATCTTCATGGCAGGCGTTCAGGAGAACTGCGACCTCGCCGAGGGCGGTACCGCGCTGGTGCGCGCCTCCGACGTCGGAGCACTCAACCTGAGCGGCACGGGCACGATCTTGTCCGGTCTCAAGGGCGTGTTCGACCAAATCGATACCCCCATCGTGCTCCACCGCGTCGCCGAGGGCGTGGACGACGCCGCGACCGCACTGGCTCTCGCGGGCGACTCTGCGACGAAGACGGGTCTTTGGAAGTCGCTCGAGGCCGGGGCCCTCACGAAGAGCGCTCCGCCCAAGCTGCTCTGCGTCCCGAAGTTCAGCTCGGCGGCGACCGTGTACGCGCAGATCATCGCCGCCGCCGACCGCCTCCGTGCCATCGCGGTCATGGACGGTCCGTCTACCGATGAGGCCGACGCCCTGACGATGGCCGGGGACATCACCGATGACCACGGGCGCGGCTACATGGTCGACCCCGAGGTGATCGCGGGCGGCGTTGCCGTGCCGGCGAGCCCGTATGTCGCGGGCGTCATCGCGAAGGTCGACCGCACCGAGGGGTTCTGGCGCTCGCCGTCGAACCACGGCATCGCGGGCATCGAGGGGACCGCGCGCGCCATCTCGCACACGCTGAGCGGCGACGGCACCGAGGCGGGCGCCCTGAACGCGGGCAACGTCGCGGCCATCGTGCACCGCAACGGCTGGAAGCTCTGGGGCAACAACGGCACCGGCGCCGATGCCGACTACCAGTTCCTCGCCGTGCGCCGCGCAGCCGATGTCATCGCTGACCAACTCGACCTCGCGCACGAATGGGCGGCCGACAAGGGGCTCACCGCGACCTACCTCGACGAGGTGGAGGGCACGGTCAACGCGTTCCTGCGCCGTCTGAAGTCGCTCGGCGCCATCGTCGATGGCGTGGCCTGGATCGACTCGGCGGTGAACACGCCGGAGTCCCTCGCCGATGGCGACCTCTACGTCGACTACAAGTTCACGCCGGTCTACGTGGCCAACTCGATCACGTTCCGCCAGCGCCTGACCACCGAGTACCTCTCGCAGCTCTTCGCCTAGGACCCCGATGACCCGATACATCCTGAAGAACTTCAACTTCTTCGCTGAAGCCGAGAGCTTCATCGGAGTTGCCCTGGAGCTCACGCCGCCCAAGATCGTGGTGGCGAGCGAGGAGTTCCGTGCCGCTGGCATGGACGCGCCGATCACCATCGACATGGGCCTCGAGCACATGACGGCCGAGGTCAAGTTCGGCTCCTACGTCAAACAGATGGAGGCGATGGTTGGCTCGCTGACCCCCTTCCAGTTCACCGCCCGCGGCGCCTTCCAGGCGGACGACGGCACGGTGAAGGCGGTCGTCATCAAGATGACCGCCAAGGTGCACGAGGGCGACCAGGGCACTTGGAAGGCGGGCGAGAAGAGCGAGAACGCCTTCACCCTGCATCTGCAGTACTACCAGCACAGCGTCGATAAGGAGGTCTTGCACGAGTTCGACATCCTGAACGGCAAGCGCGTCGTCAACGGCGTGGACCAAACGGAGGCCATCCGGCGAGCTCTGGGGGTTTCGGCGTGAACGACAAGAAGCAAGAGCCGCCGCCTCCTACCGAAGCCGAGCTCCGCGGCCGCGCCATCGTAGACGGCACCAAGATCGAAGACGCCAGCGTGACGGTGGAGCTCGCGCACCCCATCCCGCTCAACAATGTCCCCGCCGCCGGCAAGGCGCTCACGCTCCGCCGTGCGTCCGGAGCCGATCAAATCTGGATCGAGGAGAACGAGGGCAACATGGACGCGGCGGTGAAGAATCACGAGCTCATCGGCCGCCTCTCCGGAACAGCCCCGGCGGACATCGCGCACCTCACGTTCTTCGATATGGCGGTGATCCAGGAGGTGGTCGCCGGCTTCTGCTTTCTGTCCTGAGCACCTCCTCAAGCCGGATGACCTCGACGATCTCGTCGTGGCCATCGCTCACTACACCGGGTGGTCGGAAGAAGTGCTGATGAACCACACGAAAATGCGGCTGATGCGACTGGTCGACTCGATAGGTCGGC